GGTGGATCCAACTTGCTTTAAAACCATTACATAATTCCATCTTTAATGCGTTACGTAAAGTATCACATATAGATGGGACATTTGATCAAGGGGCTCCCCTTCTTCGTTTATACAAAGAAAGAGATCCTAGATACAAATTTTCATGTTTTGATTTATCATCTGCAACTGATAGATTACCTTTAACCTTACAGGTAGATATACTTAATGCTTTAGGCGTAAGAGGAGATCTCTGGAGCCGATTGCTGAATTTTCCTTGGGCGATTCCAGGTGAATTACATAAGCTTAGCGATAAGTTTATCAGTAATTTCCTTAAAACCGGATCCTTATATAAAGTTCGTGATGAACAATATATTCGTTATGCGGTGGGTCAACCTATGGGAGCCTACTCTAGCTGGGCTATGTTGGCTGTGACACATCATGTTATAGTTCAAATGGCAGCAGTTCAGTGTGGGTTCAAGGTTAATACCTTTAAACAGTACTGTATACTGGGTGACGACATTGTTATCAATAACGATAGAGTTGCTCATGTATACGTACAACTAATGTCATCATTAGGTGTACAAATCAATACTAGTAAGTCAATTATATCATATGATGTAGTTGAATTTGCTAAACGTTGGTTAACACCGTATGGCGAGATTTCTCCGTTAGGTCCAGGTAATGTCCTGAACTGTACGAGAAATCACGCGGCGTTAGGTAGTTTAATGTATGAAGCCTTTACCAAAGGATATTTAGATAATCCAGGCTCTGTTTTGAATCTTTTGCCAAATATGCCGGGAACTTATTCCCAACATATGGCATTAGCGTTTAATACCATGTTTGGTCTCACTGGATGTTTTCATCCCCAAAGCCAACTAGACACGAAAGTGTTGAGTTGGTGTTCTTATGGGTTGTTAACAGATCCAATGGTGATCCGTTATTCCTTTTATAATGGTTTGTTACAAACCCTTATAACTGAATTACGTGATACACTTAAGACCAACGGTGAAAACAATGAAAAGTTCTTACGAACAGCTCATCGTATCACTGGTGTTAAAACTAAAACTCTTAGATTCATAGAGTTGACTTCACTTTGGTTAAACCCTGCATTCTATCTTTATTTACGCGACCACATACGTGTGGAAGAGGAAATAAATTTAGAAATGTCCTTCCTATTTTCGAATAGAGCTGGTACATGGGATGATATCAAAATGATAGCCGAGCGTAGTCCGCAGATTGTTCCTGCACTCCTTAAATGGGGTGTTGAAAACAACCGGAAAGCTGCCAAAGACTTCGGAAAATACTACCGTAAACTCGACATTAATATAATGCGAACTGCGGAAGATGTGTTTCTGATGGCTGGAGCAGACGGGAACAACTTGTACTAACACTTGACACCATGGCCCTGTGTGACTCCTCTGAAATATTGAGGTTGCATGCAGGTTGGCTTCCTAAAGAAGCACATGGTAAAGTGATTATTGCACTCTGCTAGCTAGTCAAGCTAGTGCGGACTCGATACTACAACTCTGTAGGGG